CATGGATTATATTGTTCTGCCTGCTTTGGATTTGGCAATTAAGCGGATGATGTGGCGCTTTACTTGGTTTGGTGATAAGAGTGCTGCAAGCATTACAGATGCAGGGTCTATCACTGACGGTGTTGATGTTAGCTTATTCAAGACCTGTGATGGCTTCTTCAAGCAGTTGTTTGCCATCTGTGCCGCAAATGCTTCACAACGTGTGACCATTGCTGCAAATGCAGAAGCTACATCCGCTTTACAGCGTAGTAAGATTCGCGAAGCTGGAGTAGCATTAGGCATATTTGATAATCTTTTTGACAATGCCGATTCTCGTATCTCATCTATGGATGGTGCCGGGGTATTTTGTACCAAATCACTTGCCGATGCTTTGGTTCGCGATCTGAAACGTGAATATAAGCTCATTCTTACTTGGGAACAAGTATTCAAGGGCTTGGATGTAACCGAGTATGACGGCCATTTGATTTACCGTGTGTCTATTTGGGACCGCTTTATTGAGAAGTATCAGAATAACGGTACCAAACTGAATCTTCCGCATCGTGCTGTATTTGGTACGCCTAATCAGTTGTTTGTCGGTTCTCCCGCTAATAAGATCATTTCCGATATGGATATTTGGTTTGAAAAGAAGGACCGTAAAAACTACATCTATTCTACCGGTAAACTTGCCACTCTAGTAGGAGAAGATAACTTGTTCCAGTTGGCATACTAGAAAGGGGGAAATATGGGACTTTGCGACACTTTACTTAAAATGGATATATCGCCAAACTGTGATGACCCTATTGTAAATGGGTTTGAACAGAATGGAGTGATAATTAACCGTGAAGATATAGACTTATCCGGTAGCACTTTTGACGCGGCAAGGAAAAACGTGATCAAAACATTGCTGCTTAAAGCCGGGAAAAAGGGATATCAAATCAAGGTTACAGGAAAAACCCCATATACTGGTACTAAAACATCACTTGTAGCTGGGGCATATCGTAACAGCTTTAATCACGAGGTGCATATAGTAGTACTTGCGAATGATCCTGATGTATGTGCGGGTATTATTGACGGGTTGGCAAATGGAACTTATGTACTTGTGTTAGAAAACAAGTATAAGGCTTTGAATAAAGAGACAACACCCGGTGATGCAGCTTATCAGGTATATGGATGGTATCAAGGTTTATCTGCTTCAGCAATTGAAAATGATAAGTATTCTGAAGATACCGAAGGAGGATGGGCAGTCACTTTGACTGAGACAAAAGCTCCTAAATCCGGGCTGTTCCTTTTCAATACTGATTATGCTACGACTAAAACACAGGTTGGTACTTTGACGGCTGCCGTAGGAGGATAATTTATGGGAGTCTCAGAGGCGATTAATAGGTTGGAAGAATTGAGAGGGGCTAGTACCCTCTCGAATTCTGATAAATCCGATATAGCACTGCTTTATGGTACTGTCCTCGGAAAAACTTTCGTAAAAACATCCTGTAGTGATTGCTACCGGGATGCAATAATAGAAATATATTTATACTTAAAGAAAAACGGAAAGATGAAAGAAAAATCAAATTACTCTTTAAAGGCCGGGGCACTTATACAAGATTCCTTTGGCGGAAACATGTACACTAATGATAATCTCACGGATGAAGTAGCGGAGAAATTCCTTGCTAGTAATCCGAAAGGGATTGCCTTTTTTGCATCCCAGCCGAATGATTGGGAAGATAGAGTAGCTAAGAGAATAGCAAGTAAAACTAAAACTCTCAATGATGCTTTAGTTGCTTCATTAGTTGAGGAACTCGGGAAAGAGGGTGCAACGGTTGATACTGTAAAGGAAGCATTCAAAAACTATGAGATTGACGGCAAGAAAGTGACTGCTAAAGCCTTGGATAGCCATATCAAAGCGGCGCAGGAAGCTATTGCAAATAAGGGAGAATAAATAGAAACCTCACGAAGCTATGAGAGTAAAAGATTTAAAAAATAAAAGCGCAAATCGTGTTGACGTATCCTATCTAAGGCAGTTTAACATACAAGCATTTGGGGGAGACAATCTCTATCCGCAAACATTGCGTAATATCATTGCAGCAAGTTCTACGGGAAGCGAGTGTGCAGAACGTTTTGCCAACTTCATAGAGGGTAATGGGTTTCGTGAGGTTTCTTTTTCTGAAACCGTCGTCAATCGTAGAGGTGACACGGCAGATGATATACATGCATTGATTTGTACTGATGTATCCGATCTTGATGGATTGGCATTACATGTTAATTATAACATTCTTGGTGAGATCGTTGAGATAAACTATGTGCCATTTGAGAATTGCCGCCTGTATGAAGAGGACGAAAATGGCTATGTAAGCAAGATCGCTATTCATCCTGATTGGTCCGGTAAAAAAACGCGTTCAGGGAAACCTCTAAGAGTTGATAAAGCCCATATTGATTTTATAGACGTGTTTAATCCACGCAAAGATGTGGTTCTGGCACAAATAGAGGCGGCCGGAGGTATTGAGTACTACAAAGGGCAAATTCTATGGGTATCGGGTGCAGGTCGAAATATTTATCCCCGCTCGCGCGCCGATCGTGTGGTAACGGAAATGAGTACCGATGAGGGACTTTCTAACGTAAAATACAGGAATGTCCGCTGTAATTTTTTACCTGCAGGAATGATGATAACAAAGAAAGGTACATCTCGTGTTGATGAGAATGGAAAAGAAATTAAAGACGATGAAGATGATGGCTTTTCGGAGACATTGGTACAGTTACAGGGTGATACCCATGCAGCAAAGATACTTGAAGTAGAGCTCAATGCGGATGAAGAGAAACCTGAGTTTGTTCCTTTGAAAACAGCTAACTATGATAAAGAATTTACCGTCACGGACTCAAGTACAGTTGAGCGTATATACTCGGCTTATGGGCAGGAACCATGGTATTGTATCCGTATCGGTAAGGTTGGCTTTTCGGGAGACATACTCGAGGATGCTTTCGAGTACTATAACTCTATTGTTAGTAAACAGCAACGCATGATTGAACGCGCCTTTAAGAAGATTTTCGAGCACTGGTACGAGGTTATTAATCCATCTGGTGACTATAGTGTAGAACCACTTAAATATGTAAGAAATGCAGCAGCAATCTCTAATAATAACGCCTAATGACGTTAAAACTAAAGCCCGTGATATTTCGCAGTTTGTATCTGATGATAAAATACAGGTATATATTGAGGAAAGCGAGAATATAGACATCAAAAGTGCCCTTGGAGACGCTCTATACCTTGATGTAAAAGAGCACCCGGAAAACTATACTGACTTGCTAGATGGGAGCGTTTATGACACAAATTGCGGTGAGAAACGCGTCTTTACGGGCTTGAAAGCTGCATTAGCTTACTATTCGTATGCTCGTTTAGTGAAAAACGGTGATGGAAATGTAAGTCGGTTCGGTCTCGTAAAGAAAGATTCTGAATATTCAACCCGATCTGATTTAAAAGAAAAGGTAATGGCCTACAACGATGCTTTTTCCGTTGCAGACCGCTACTTAAAGGAATGTGTACGCTATTTGAATGACTGTAATAGTCAATATCCATTGTATAAGGGAAAGGGTAGAATTAAAGCTAATAGGACTGTTTTTAGAATAATTGGAGAATGAGTGATACTCTTGACATATTAAAGACATTAGCACTACAGGTAAGGAATGCTTCATCTGCTGGAGAGAATACAGCCGAACGTGTTGGTCGTACTCTTGTGGGCATTATTGACAATTTCGTAGACATCGATTCTTCTTATGTTAAAAACCCTGCTTTTTCCGACTTAAAAAGTAAGGTTGATACTTTTCTTGAAGGCTCTGACACTGATGGTATCATCAACAAGTGGAAAGAACTTGAAGCTTTCCTATCCGGGCAGACTCAATCAAGCACATTGGCGGACTTGCTTGCCGTGAAAGCGGATAAGAGTACTGTAACTGAATTGCAGTCTGCTGTAAATAACAAGCTTGATATATCCTATTTTAAGCGGGTATTTGGTGTGCTTGATGCCAACGATAACGAACTATCCGGTAACGATATGACTACAGTCATTGATAGTTTGAAATTAAAAGTTGGTGCATGGACAGAAGAGTATCTTTCTGTCAAGGGGCAAAGGGAAGGTTCCGGTGATACGGGTGGTGGCGCAACGTCATTAGGTGGCTTAAACAATGTTGGCAGTTGGGCTGATGAGAAACCAACAGTTGACCGGATCATGGTACAGCTTGCCGGTGATACCCATTGGTCAAGCAAAGCATTAAGCGATATTGTAGGACTTGACACAACAGCATTGCAGGACTACCTTGATAATCACAGCTACGCTACACAAGACTGGGTAACAGGCAGGGGATATCTTACCAGTGCAGCATTGATCGGGTATGCTACGCAAAGCTGGGTGACAAATCAGGGCTATGCTACGCAATCCGCTCTAAATACTGTATCTTCCAAAGTAGATAACTTCCTAGAGGGTACCGATACCGATGGAATAATAAACAAGTGGAAAGAGCTTGAAGCATTCTTATCCGGACAGACTCAATCAAGTACATTGGCTGATCTACTAGCCGTTAAAGCGGATAAGAATACAGTAACTGATTTGCAATCTGCTGTAAATAATAAACTTGATACAACCTATTTCAAACGGATATTCGGAGTACTTGATGCCAACGACAACGAACTGTCCGGCAACGATATGACTACGGTCATTGCCAGCCTGAAGCTCAAAGTCGGTACCTGGACAGAAGAATACTTTTCAATTAAGGGCAAGAATCCCGGTACCGGTGGATCTGTTTCACTTGCTTTATCTCAACTTGCTGATGTCTCGCTTTCTTCTCCGGGTAACGGGGAATCACTTGTTTATAATTCCAGTCTGGCCAAGTGGGTCAATGGAGCTGCCGGCCTGTCTAAAGTTACAGTAAAGCTCGGAAACGTAAGCTACGACAGCGTAGACGGTACTGTCTACCTTCCGGCTTATCCGGCTAGCTTACCGGCTAGCGACGTTTATCCGTGGGCAAAACAGGCAAATAAGCCGAGCTATGCATGGGACGAGATCGGGAACAAGCCTTTGACTTTCACTCCGTCTGCGCACTCTCATTCGTGGAGTGATATCGCAAGCGGAAAGCCTACTACGCTTGCCGGGTATGGTATTGCTGATGCGTTTAGCGTTGTACCTGTAGGATCCGGTAACATAAGTTTATCAGGAGTTCAAGGTGGTTATTGGGCTAACATCGGAAGTTATGCATCATTTGTCCAATTTGGTTATGGCGGGCAACTGCAGTTCGATAGCACTGGAGTTTCGCAACGTTACATAAATGGCGGCGGTGAATATTATTCTTGGAGAAAGCTACTCGACTCTGTAAACTTTAAGGATGTCACAGATATCAGATATGTACTTAAATCAGGTGATACTATATCTGGTAGACTAACAGTTAATTATAACGACGTATATCCGTTTAGGTTAATAGGTGGAGCGCAATATAACGTTATCGATTTCCAAGATGTAAACCATCTTTCTGTTGCGAATATGGGTTGGTTAAACGATTCTCGCGGAAACTTGGTGTATATGGCTAATAGTAGTAGCTCTAGTGGAATTTTCGTTGGTAGCAACAACCCCTATTATACCAATGATCTAAATAACCTAACCAAGTACAAAATTTGGCATGAGGGCAATGATGGTGTAGGCAGTGGACTTGATGCGGATACGATAGATGGTGCACATAATGGGAATTTAGCTGCTAGATATATTAAAGCAGATAATTATACAAATGATCTTAATAATCCGTTATGGATGGGTGATCAGTGGGGAATAACTCTCAATTATTATGATAATGGAGCTCTAAATAAGCCTGTAGAAGCAAATAACGCAAATATGCTTATTAATTTAGACTTTAGTTATCATGGTACAAGTGGACCTTACGGTGCTCAATTTGCAATTCCTAACAATTCAAGAATTTATTATAGAACATGGGTAGAGGGTAGCCCGTTTACGGATTGGCAATCGATAGCTTTTGTCACTGACAATGTAGCTTCCGCGACTAAATTACAGACGCCTAGATATATATTTGGGCAACCATTTGATGGTACTAATAACGTTAGTGGAAGTTTGTATGGAGTTGAACATATAACTACAACTAACGGAACCGTTCAACCGGAATGGAAACTCATAGGTTATGGTGGAGCTGTTGGAGAACTAGCTAGATGGACTGATAGATTTGAAATATCATCTACTAATGCGATAAGTATTATAACAGGTACGGCAGGGTCTAGTTATAATGGTCTTTATATACTGGATAATAATGTTGGGATAGGTACTCCAACTCCCCAATATAAATTACATGTAAATGGTGCAACCATGATAGAGGGAACTTTGATTACTCATTATGCCGATTTGTACCAAACTGTAAGTGATAATAGTTACGATAAATTAGCTATTCAAGTCAGAGGAAATGGTTCTGTAAATACCGTTTGCCCGGGAATTGGTTTCCATCAACCGGGGTTGTACGGTGGTTATCTAATAATGTCTACTGCAAATGATTTTTCATTTTACCGATATGCCGGTGCTTATGGTAATGTGTCAGCAGGAGACTTTCAATCCAATGGATGGTTTAGGACTAATGGAAATTTTGGTTGGTACAATAGCACTTACGGTGGCGGTCTTTACATGGAAGATACCACCTATGTTCGTGTGTATGGTGGCAAATCGTTGTATGTACCCAACGAACTATATGTAGTAACAGGTATCTCTACTGATGGCTACCTTTCTAGTAAGGGACAAAATACTACATCCGATATGCGTCTGAAAACACCCATCAGAACTCTTGATCTGCCAATTGATAAGATAGCCAAAGCACCGGCCATTGAATTTGCTTGGAAAGACGGTAAGGGCATAGATATTGGGTCTAGTGCCCAATATTGGCAATCCGTCCTCCCTGCCTCTGTGAAGGAACTAAACAACTATTTGACCCTTAATTATGGCGGTGCAGCAATGGTTGGTTTGATTAGTGTAGCAAAAAAGGTTGTCAATCACGAAGACAGAATAACCGCTTTGGAGAACGAGAACATGGAATTAAGACAAACAATATCTAATCTTGAAAGGAGGCTATATGCTTAGTCAGGGAATTCTAACGGTACCTATCGAGATACGGGAAATATATCAATGTCTGGGTGCGGGTGCACTAAATGGGACATGGTATGATATAGGGCATATATGTACACATGTAAACATCAATAAATGGGCAAAATTCAAACCTACCGATTACCCTTCCAGATCTGCAGGAAGTGCAGTAACGTATGTTGGTGCTGATGGCCTGTGCGGGCTCGATTGTGCACCATCTACTAATTTACAAACAGTCATAGACCGGGTAAGACTCGGCAATTACGATTGGGCGTATTCTAAGCGTCCTAATGGTGTTGGGCAGTCTTTTTATAGGATGTTGGACTTTGAGTTTTACAACCACAACAGTGTTAAACCATTATACCCGCTTGGTGATCTCTATGGGAACATCGGATCCGGAAGCCTGCAGAAACGATACTTCAATGATCCCGCAAATGGTGTTACACTTAACCTGCATCTTAATCAAATGTCTTACCAGGGAGTCAGCTTTGGCGATATGTATTGGGCCATTGTATTTATAGACTCCAATGATAATCTGCATGCCGGCTGTATGTCGACAGATAAGATGGGCAACACAAATGAAGTACCTATTCCTTTGTACTCCCCTTACTTCACGTCAGTGGCTAATTATAAAGGAATATGCTTGCTCACCAATGTACATCGAGATTTCACAAGTTTTAAGAATGGAGGTTCCTGGGGAACTGATGCATTCTATATTGGATTACCCATACCAGCATTTAACATGAGCGTAGTAGACAGAAGCCTGTTAAGCATCACATGCCATGCCGAATATGCGCAAAATGATAGTGGAATCAATTTTGATATTTACGGTACGAACTTGACAGATGCAGATGCAAGTACCGGACAAATTACCATTCAGGTCATAGAGATCGAAATAGACGGTGGCGGAGATATGCATGACAATCTGATCTATTCCTATACAGAGAATGCAGTAACAATAGCTAAAGGTTCTGATATGACTGATTTGCGTATCGGTGGACATTTGGATAGTTCTGTGTTTTGGGATTGGCATCCCTCATTTACGCATCAAATTAATGTGATCTGTGGCAATACCACTTTAGGTCAAGTCACAACAGAAGTAGTCAACTAAAAATTATAATATGAAGAAGTTTAAATCATCAATCAATCTGGCACTGACAGCGATCCTGTTAGTGTTATCGGCAGCGTTAAATACCGGTTGTGACAGCGACCTTGTTCCCTGTCCTGAAACGCCTGCCAGTTTTCTATCCGCTAAAGCTCATTACTCCTATTCAGGAGATAAGAGAGCAGGGATATCGTTCGATTTGTACGGAACAAACAGAAAGGATGTCAACGCCTTTATTGGAATCCTGACTATTAAAGTCTGCTACCTTGATAAGGAGACTGATCGGTACGTAGAGGTGTACAGATTCATTCAGACTGATAACGGTATCATTCCGACTAACTCTGATAAGATTGATTTAAGACTCGGAGGAAATATTGAAGGCAAACTCTTATCGTTCTGGGATGATAGATTTGAGTATTACCTGGAAGTGAAGAGTGACAATCTTGGTACTATCAGAGTACTTGTGAAGGAATAATTATTAACCAAATAAATTATAGCATTATGGTAACAGTAAGTAACGGCGTATTACTCGCCAAAACGCTCAAAAACGTCGAAATCAGTAATGATAAAGTAGTCCTATCAGCAGATAAGCTGGTAATCGCAGACGGTAAAGTAGTAAAGCTAACCGGTACGGTAAAAGATAAAGAAACAGGCAATTATTGCGGAACCTTCACCTATAGAAATGGCGATGATCTGTCTACTCCGGGCATGACAGATTACCGAAACGAAGTATCTATCACCGCAAAAGAATATTTTGCTCTCAATGGTGAGGCAGCAGCTGCTTTGAATGAAGCTGTAG